TGGTCGATGCGATGCATAATCATGGGGAGCGCCTCTAATGGCTTCCTCGCCGATATTCTTCGGGAAAGAGGACGCCGAGTTTCTGGCCGACCTCGGCACGGCTCTGCTCCAGATCAAGAACGAGCGTGAGCTGACGCTTGCTCAAATGGGTCGCGTCCTCGCCCGCTGCGACGACATGGTGGCGAAATACATCGCCGCCGAATCCGAAATGGGCGTCGTGGCCTGGAAGCGCGCGAACGAGGCTTGGCCCGAGCTCGCGTCCAAGCTCGCCGAGACAGCGCACGAGCGAGCGTTCCGCGCCCGTCAGCGCATCCTCAACCTCGACCAGGGGAGGAAATCCGCATGATCCATGCTTCCGCCCTATCCACCGCCTACACCCAATGGCTGCGCTATTTCACCGTATTCTGCGGCGGCATCTTCGCCGGGATCGCGATTGAGGCGATCTGCGTCAGTCTCACCGCCGAGCCCATGCTGACCGCGATGCTGCGGGGGAGGATGGGGTGAGGCCGACGCAGCCCTCCTCGACGAAGGCCAAGCGCCGAGACTGGTGCCGCCAACCGGCGCGCAAGCGATCGCTGCGAGATAGGCTTGTTGCGCTTTACGGACGCTCTTGCTGGCTGTGCGGACGGGCCATTGCTTACGAGTCCGTCATCAGCATCGACCACGTGCAGCCGCTCTCCAAGGGCGGGTCGAGCAAAATCCATAACCTCCGGCCAGCCCATGAGAAATGCAATCGCAGGCGCGGCAACGGCCCAATCCCTGAATTGCTGCTGACAGCGGCCATGAGGCTGTCGGCATGACCCCCTCGCAGCTCGCGCTCCCGCTTCCCCACGGCCACAGCGCTGTATCGCTCGAGGCCTGTCGCCGGCTGGCGAAGATCGTCGCTCGCCAGCGCGCCAGCTACGAAGTTCGCCGCTACCGTGAGCGCCGTGCTGCTGCTCTCAAGGGGCTCGGACGGTGAGCGGATCGGCCTGCGTATCGGCCGCCCCCACGCCATGGACCGAGGCGCAGCGCAGAGAGAAGCGCCGCGAGTATGACCGGCTCTACAAGGCGAGCTGCGCTTCCGGCGTGCGCGTCACCGATGCGCGGATCCTGATCCCCGAGAATATCGAACGGGTCGCGGTCAGTGAACCGTGCTTCATGTGTGGCACGGCTCGCGGGCTTTGCCGGCATCGGGTGGCGGGATGAGTGCCTTCGCTCATCTCGAAGAGGCTACCGAAGTTCTCTACCACGTCGACGAACGCGACAAGTTGCCGTGGAGCGAGGAGAAGCGGCAACAAGCGTTCCTGCGGGAAGCGCGCATTCTCTGTCCCGCGGTGGAACTGTTCTCGGTTCCGAATGGCGGCAAGCGGTCTCAGTGGGCCGCGATGAAGGCCAAGCGAGAGGGCATGAAGGCCGGCGTCTGCGATGTCGTTGCTTCATGGCCTGGACGCGGGATCGCGTGGCTGGAGTTCAAGAACGGCACTGAGATGCCAGATGCGAACCAGCGCGAGTTCCTCAATCGCAAGGTGCGGCAGGGCTTTGATGCTGGCGTGTTCCGGACTTCCGATAGTGCGCTGCGGTTTTTGAGAGCGTGCGGCGCGCCGTTCATTGGGCGGGTGGCCGCCTAGATGCCCTTCGCCCGCAACTTCGGCCGCAAAGCCCCGAGCAAGAACGCCGTCGCGATCACGTACATCGCGAACTGCCCGCCCGAGCGCCGTCAATCGCTGACCGCCGAGCAGGTCCACGCCGCGACGGGGCTTAACGTCACCGCGTGCCAGAAGCTGCTGGATGGGTTCGAGGCGCGGGCTGCTGAGGCGCGGAGGTGGGGGTGAATGTGGATCTACGTGCCCGGAATATCCTCAGCCTCTGCGCCGGAGTCGGAGGACTTGAGCTCGGAATCCTGCTCGCTCTCAGTTGCCGCGCCGAGACTGGCCGAGGCATCTGTTACGTGGAGAGGGAAGCATCTGCCGCTGCCAGCCTGGTCGCGTCGATGGAGAGCGGGTGGCTTCATCCGACTCCTATCTGGAGTGACCTGCTCACCTTCGACGCTCGAGCATGGCGTGGCCTCGTTCATATCCTCGCTTCGGGAGACCCCTGCCAGGAAAACTCAGTCGCAGGAAAGCGGGCTGGAGCAGAGGGCGAACGCTTCCTCGCTCCCGAGGTTGTCCGCATCGCCGATGAGTGCCGGCCTGATCTTATCTTCCGAGAGAACGTCCCGGGGAACGCAGCGGAGCAGCTTAGCGCCCTCAGCCCGCCACTGGAGCGGTTGGGCTACCGCGTTGCGGCAGGAATATTCAGCTCGGCCGAAACCGGAAACACCATGCGGCGCGAGCGACTGTTCATCATGGCCGAGCGCGTCAGACATAAGCAGGCGCGGGGGAAGCCAACCATCTTCCAAACGGAAAGCGTCTGGCCATCAGGTCAATCTGGAGGACGTGGCCGAGAATTGGGCTGCACCACAGGCGCGGGATCATTTCCCTTCCCACTCACCGGAACGCATCGCGGCGATGAAAGCCGAGGGCCACGGGATGCGGAACCTCAACGACGAGGCGGCTCAGTGGATGGCTCCGAACGTCCCGAACGGGGGCAGGACAGCCAGCCACGCGACAATGAAGCGCGGCACTCTGCTGAATGCGGATGGCGAGAAGGTTCAGCTCGGCTTGGAGCATCAGGCGAAGCAATGGCACGCGCCGCGGTGCAACGACCCGGAGAAGCGGGGGCAGGTCGCGGACGACCCGAGGAACGGGCTGGCGGGGCAGAGCGAGCATTGGGCGGCTCCGGCAGCACTGGACCACAAGGGCAGTGGCGAAGGAAGCATGTTCAGGCAGGACGGCAAGTCGCGCGAGAGCCTACTCGGCTTTCAGGCCGAGCAATTCTTCCACCCGCCGTCATCCCTGGACCGACCGATAGCCGGTGGCTCGACGTCCTCGACCGCTGGCCCGAACTCCAACCAGCCCTCAGTAAAGAGGAAGCTGAATCCCATCTTCGTCGAGGCATTGATGCGCTGGCCCACAGGGTTGAGCGGCTTCGAGCGACAGGAAACGGCGTGGACCCGGTGGTGGCTGCTTATGCCTTCCTTCGTCTCAGCGCTCTGCTCGCAGAAGGACGAAGCGCAGGGGAGCTTGTTCTGATGGAGCAGGCAGCATGAACGAGCGGCGCTGCCCCGACTGTGCTGGCGACGGGTGGGACTACGGTCTCGACACTGAGTGCTGCGGCATGGCCGACGAAGAGTGCGGCGGAAGGGGCTGCATCGGGCCTGTTGAATGCCAAGTCCAAGTCCCTTGTGAGACGTGCCGCGGAACCGGCGCTGTTCCGGATTGGGAGGCAGCATGACGCAGCAGCCTCTCCAGGTGCGGGTGCCGAGGCGGGGATGCACTGCCTTTCCGGTTCGCTCTGAGCGCGATCGGCCGACCGCTGCGACAGATCCCATGCCATTCTTCGATCATCGGACGATCGCCGAGGTTTGGGAAGAGGAGGCGCGACACGCGATCCTCAAAAGGCTTGGCCGATGAGTGGCCGCTGGTTTCGCATGTACGACGAGCTACTGGACGATCCAAAGGTCCAGAAGCTGCCGGCCGAGGACTTCCGCGGCTGGGTCAACCTGCTGTGCCTGGCGTCCAAAAACGAGGGCCGGCTGCCGTCGATCACGGACATCGCGTTTGCGCTTCGTGTAACGGAAGACGCCGTTTCAACGCTCCTCGAACGGTTGCGTAGCGGTGGCCTTATCGCTCGGCGTAGCGGTGGCACTAACGGTGCCTATGACGCCCCATACAAGTGGGAGGAAAGGCAATACAAATCAGACACTTCTACGCAGAGAGTGAAACGTTTCAGGCAACGTTCCAAAACCGTTACTGAAACGCCCTCAGAGCCAGATACAGAATCAGAAGAAGAAAAGAAGAAACGTAGGAGTACTGAAGAACCGCGCGCGACCGATGAATTGCCTCCCGGCATCACCGACGCCAGGATCGCCTACGAGTACGTTTGCCGTGCTGCTAACTGGCGCCCGGCGAACGACACCCAGCGGCAGACAGCAATTTCAATAATTCATGGTTGGCTGGATGGCTCTGGCTTGGGCTGCTCGCTCGAGCTTGTCATCAACGCGATCGGGAAAGCCCGACAGCGCAACCCTGAGCCCACGAAAAGTCTCAAGCGCTTCGACAGCACCATCCGCGGAATGCGCAAGGACCAGCTCGGCGGCGAGCTTCCGATCAGCAGCGACGACGTGCGCAAGATCACCGAAGGCGTGGCGAGCAGGATGTCGGTCCAATGAGCAACCAGCACACCGAAGCTGACTGGAGCGGGAGTGGCTCAACGGGTGGTTCGTGCTGATGGCCGTCGAGCGTCCGCCGCGGTCATTCCTGCGGCCCTGTCCCGAGGATTTCGCGGTGGTGTTCGTCCAGATCGGTCGGCTTGAATGCGAGGAGCATTACCAGGCTCGCCGCGACACGGTGACGCGCTGGCTCAACGAGTGCGGCGCCGCGGAGCTCATCGATCAACGGTGGCAGCAAGTCCTCGCCAACCGGGCAGCGAAAGCGAGGCAACGGCAACTGCGGCGTGAGGTCGCTCGGATGCTGCACGAAGCCTATCCCGTCGCCGGCATCTCGATCGAGGTTGCAGAAGCCGCAGCTCAGCATCTCCGCCTCACCCGCAATGGTGGCTGGCCGGTCTCTCGAGCCGGCGATGGTCTGTGGTGGGTCGGCACTCAGCGCCGCACTGTCGAGGAGATGGTCGCGTTCGCTGTCCGCAAGGGTTTCGACGCGACCCTAAGCGGTGAGGGTGGTTCAGCGGTAGATTGCGGGCGGCCATGAACTCCCAACAGCAGCAATTCGTCGACGAATACCTGGTCGATCTGAACGCGACGCAGGCTGCGATCCGCGCCGGCTACAGCGAGAAGACCGCCTATTCGCAGGGCCAACGGCTGTTGAAAAATGTTGAGATCGCCAAAGCTGTGCAAGAGGCGATGGGCAAAAGGTCGCAACGCACTGAAATCACAGCAGATTATGTGCTTTCCAACCTTGCTCAGATCGTCGAGCGGACGATGCAGCGCGCGCCGGTCATGGTCGGCCGCGGCGAAGACCGGACTCAGCTGAAGGACGAAGAGGGCCGTGACGTTTGGGAGTTCAATGCCAACGGCGCGAACAAGGCTCTGGAACTGCTCGGCAAGCACCTGAAGTTATTCACGGATAAGGTCGAGCATGGCGGTGCTGACGGTGGCCCGATCGAGCTGGTGATGCGTCGTGCCACGAGTTGAGATCATGCTGACCGCCCCGCAGGATGACTTCGTTCATGCCGAGGAGCAGTTTCCGGCGATGGTCGCTGGCTACGGCGCCGGTAAGTCGCACGCGGGCATCTGGCGGGCAATCAGGCTCAAGCTCGGCTACCGGCAGCAAAACGTCGCTTACTACCTCCCGACATACGACCTGGTGACGCGGATGCTGTATCCGCGCTTTGCCGAGGCGCTCGAGCAGCTCGGCCTCCCGTACAAGATCAACCGCAACGACAACGTGATCGACATTCCCGGCTTCGGCATGGTGATCGCGCGCACGATGGACAGCCCCGAGCGCATCGTCGCTTACGAGGTCGCGGATTCCATCGCCGACGAGCTCGACACGCTGAAGGTCGACAAGGCCCGCGAGGTGTGGAACCGCATCATCGCCCGCAACCGCCAGAAGAGGCCCGATGGCTCGCTGAACACGGTGGGCGTGGCGACGACGCCCGAAGGTTTCCGGTTCGTCTACGAGCGCTGGCACAAGGATCCGCGCCCAGGCTACCGGCTCATCAAGGCGTCAACCTACTCGAACGCTGCGAACCTGCCCGAAGGCTACATCGACAGCCTCAAGAGCAGCTACCCATCGAACCTTCTCGCCGCCTACCTCGACGGCGAATTCGTCAACCTCACCAGCGGCTCGGTGTACCCTGAGTTCGATCGCGAGCTGAACAAGTCGGCCGAGACGATCCAGACCAGTGAGCCACTTCACATTGGCATGGATTTCAACGTCGGGAAGATGGCTGCGGTGGTTCATGTCCTGCGGGATGGTGAGCCTCACGCGGTCGATGAGCTGACCGGCATCCTCGACACGCCCAACATGATCGCGCTCATCAAGAGCCGGTATGCCGGCCATGCAATCTTCGTCTACCCGGATGCCAGCGGGAACAGCCGCAAGTCGAACAACGCCAGCGAGAGCGACATCGCCTTGCTGCGGGCTGCATCGTTCACGGTGTTGGTGGCTGCGTCGAACCCCGCGGTGAAGGATCGCGTGCTGGCGTTCAACCAGATGATTTGCTCCGAGGTTGAGGGCATCACCAACGTACTTGGCATGGAGATGCGCGGGGATAGGCCCGTGCGTCGCCGCTATCGTGTGAATCTCGACCGCTGCCCCGGACTCGTCGAGTGCCTCGAGAAGCAGGCTTACGACAAGAACGGCGAGCCCGATAAGTCGAGCGACCTAGACCACGAACCGGACGCTGCCGGTTACTTCGTCTTCTACAAATGGCCGGTCCGGGGCCGCGCCATGCAACGAGTTTCGATCGGGGGTATCTGATGGCTGGCGTCCGCACCACACATGCCGATTACGACCGCTTCGCGCCGAAGTGGAAGCGCTGCCGCGACGTGATCGCTGGCCAGGACGCGATGCACAAGGCGGCCGAGGCGTACCTCCCGAAGCTCAAGGACGAAGAAGACAAGGATTACGAGGCGCGCCGCAAGCGCAGCGACTTCTTCAACGGGACGTGGCGGACCATCGACGCGCTTGGGGGCATGGCGTTCAGGAAGCCTCCTGCCGCCGACGTGCCGAAGGGAATCGAGCCGTACCTTGCCGACATCACGCTCTCGGGCATTTCGATGGAGTCGTTCGCCAAGGAGGGTGTGGAAGAGACGCTCGGCATCGGGCGCTTCGGCATCCTGGTCGATCACCCGCCGCAGCAAGTCGACGGCGAAGGCAACGTGGTCGCGATCACGCAAGCCGTGGCTGAGAAGCTCGGGCTAAGGCCGACGCTGCAAATCTACACGGCCGAAAGCATCCGCAACTGGAAATTCAGCCGCATCAACAACGCCTGGGTCCTGAGCATGGTGGTGCTTGGCGAATGCGCGGCCGTTCCCGAGGACGAGTTCACGTCGAAGGACGAGGACCGCTATCGCGTGCTCGATCTCGGCGGGGAAGGCGGGACCTATCGCCAGCGCGTGTTCCGCATCAACGCGAAGCAGGAAGACGAGCAGGTCGGCGGCGACATCGTGCCGCTGATGAATGGCAAGCCGCTCGAATTCATCCCGTTCAAGATCGTGGATCCGAACGGCAAGAATGACGGCATCGACGAGCCGCCGCTGATCGACCTCGTGGACAAGAACGTCGCCCATTACCAGGTCAACAGCGACTACCGGCACGGGCTGCACTTCACGGGCCTGCCGACTGCGGTGGTGAGCGGCTACCAACCGACTGACACCAAGGAGAAGCTCTACATCGGCTCTCCCGCAGCGTGGGTGTTCCCTGATCCAAACGCGAAGGCGGTCTTCCTCGAATTCACGGGGCAAGGCTTGGGCGCGATCAAGGACGCACTCGACCGTTTCGAGAAGCAGATGGCGTTGCTCGGCGCCCGCATGATCGCGGACGAAACGGCGCAGGTCGAGACATTGGGCGCAACGCAGATCAAGCGAGCCGGCGAGAACTCGGTGCTGGCCAAGATCGTGCAGAGCGTGTCCGAGGCGCTCGAATGGGCGCTGAAGGTGTTCGCTCAGTGGGCGGGCCAGGACGGCAACGTCGAGTACCAGATCAACCGCGACTTCATGCCCGCGATGATGGACGCTCAGACGCTCACCGCGATCTTCGCCGGCGTCCAGTCGGGCAATATCTCGAAGCAGGAGGCGTTCGAACTGCTGCAGCGCGGCGACGTGATCGACCCGACGAAGCAGTACGAGGAGCATCAGGCGCAGATCGAGGTCGATACGCCGAGTCCTGCGCGGCCTGCGATTGAGCCGAAGCCGGGCGAGGGGATGGCGGCGTGAACTTGCGTAACGCCGTTACTCACAGCGGGGCTTTGCCTACGCTAAAATTGGGTCATCGAAGGAGAGCACGATGAACGAAGAGATCGCCGAAAATATCGCCTCAAACCTCAACTCGATCAGCAAGACCCTAGGGAGGATTGCCGACGCGCTGGAGAACATAGTCGGAGTCGAAGAGGCAATCGACCGACTAGGCGATGCCTTCGCAGAGTGCGTCGGCGAGAATGACGGCTACGACGGGCGCAAGCGTTCCTTCGTCCGCATGTCGGACATCGGTCGATGACCAAGAAAGAACAGGATAAGCAACGCTTTCTGGAGGAATTTCGCGAGGGCTTGGAGCGCGCTGAGGAGGCGCTCAATAGAGGGCGATGCGAAATCGACTTGCTCCGTTGCGACCCGAGGGGTTTTCTTGAGGGCCTAAAGCCGCGCAGCGTCCCGGAATTGGTTCATCTATCGCGCGAGTTGGGTGAGCGACGGCTGCATCGACGCGCGTCTTTGGCGCTCGCCTATGCATCGTTTGTCGACAACTTTGAGTCCGCTGAATGAGCGAACTTGACCTCCAAGACGCGATCCTTCGCACCGCGCTCGAACTGCAGCGCCTTTCAGCGCACGAAGAGAACGAAGCCGAGGCCATTCTCCGCGAACTGGAGCGGGAGCTTAAGCAGCTGCTTGCAACCAGCCTGGACGAGCGGACCAAAGCGGCAATCGCGGACCTCATCGAGCAGGCCGAGACGGCGATCGATGCGCGCTATGCCGCAGCCTCGGAGGTGGTCGACACGCATGGCCTCGTGCTGCTGGTAAGCGAGCGCACCGTCGAGACGCTGCACCTCATCGCGCCGAGCGTGGTCAAGCCAACCGTCGAGACGCTGGCCTCGCTGAGCAAGAACGTGCTGATCGACGGGGCGCCGTCTGCCGCATGGTGGTCGAAGCAGGCCGAGGACACGGCGTTCAAATTCGCCGCCGCAGTGAGGCAGGGCGTCATCAATGGAGAGACCAATGAGCGGATCGTCAGCAGGATCGTCGGGCACGGAGTGGAGTCAGGCATCATGCAGGTTGCCCGACGGAACGCTCGTGCGCTGGTTCACTCGTCCGTCATGTCTGCCGCGAATGAAGCTCGTCTTGCGACCTTCAGGAAAAACGACCGTCTTATCGGTGGAGTACGTTGGTTAGCCGCTCTCGACGGCCACGTCTGCCGCCGCTGTGCTGCGCTTGACGGCCAATCATGGGACCTCGACGGCCAGAAGCTGAAGGGCACGAAGGTCGAGTTCCGCGCCCCGCCGATCCACTGGAACGACCGCTGCGTTCTCAGCCCGATCGCCAAGAGCTTCCGCGACATCGGCCTCGACATCGACGAGCCTGACGCTGGCGAGCGCGCCTCGTCGCAAGGTCCGGTTCACGGGGCCACGACCTTCAACGATTTCCTCAAGCGCCAGTCGCCGGCCTTCATCGAGCGCGTGCTTGGGAAGGAACGGGCGCGGCTGTTCATCGAGGGCAAGATCACTGTCAGAGATTTGGTGAGCGGGACCGGTCGCGAGCTCACCCTCGAAGAACTGCGCGGCTAGGAGAGAGACGATGGAAGCAAAGACAGTAGCGGAATTGATCGCCGTGCTTGAGACTCTGCCAAGGGAGGCAACGGTTTTCACCCGATCACCGCCATTCACGGGCGTGATCGTCATCCCGCAGGAAAATGGCTCAGTCGGCATTTTTGAGCCGTCACCGGAAGAAATCGCAGGCGCGAACGGCGCCGCTTAACCCCAAGGAGAGACCATCATGGCAGACGAAACATTCACGAAAGAACAGCTCGACGCGGCGATCGAGAAGGCCATCGGCCCGCTCAAGTCATCGGTCGAGAACCTCGAAACCAAGCGCGACGAGCTGATCGCCGAGAACCGGAAGCTCAAGCGCGGCGCCGAGATCAAGCCGGAAGACCTGACGGCCGCCGAAGAGCGGGCGGACAAGGCCGAAAAGGCGCTCGCCGATGCTCAGCGTGATCTCAAGGCCGCGACCACCGCAGCCGACAAGGCGACCAAGGCGCTTGAAGCAGAGCAAGGCGCTGCACGCTCGTTTGCGATGGAAGCGGAACTCAACGGCGCGATCGCCGAGGGCAACGTGCTGCCGGCCTACGTTCCGGCGCTCAAGGCGTTGCTCGCACGGGAAGCGAAAGCCGATCTCGTCGACGGCAAGTACGCGGTCCTCATCGGCGACAAGCCTGCCCGCGATCACGTCAAGTCATTCCTCGAAAGCGAGGAGGGCAAGGCGTTCAAGGCTGCACCGCTCAACGGCGGCGGCGGTGCGAGCGGCGGTGGGGGTAAGTCCGAGCCGAAGACCATGCTTCGCTCGGCCTTTGACGCGCTTCCTCCCGTCGAACAGCACGCTTTCACCGTAAAAGAGGGCGGCAAGGTCATCGACGCTGCTGCCTGAATGCGAAAAGCCCCGGTCATCCAGGCGAGGCGGGACCGGGGCTTTATCGTTGCTCGCCACCTCTCCTGAGCGGCGTTGGCTCTTGCCGCCTCATAACCGGCGAGCCTGACCGCCGATACGCCCAATCCCTGAAATAGTTCCGACTTGACGACCCTAAGCGAACAGCCGTGACCCGCGTATAAAGTGCGCGGGGGAGGGCTGCGCCTGACCAACTTCCGGCTGCGCCGGGCCCGCAAATGTCGGCTGCGCTGACTGCG